TATGGAGAACTAAACAAACTAGCTTTAAGCAGTTCTTCACTTAAATTACTATTATCAAGTCCTAAGACTTATAAGCACGTTACTCAGTATGGTAATCCTGAAACACAACCATTAAGAGATGGGTGGTTATTTCATACAGCTATATTAGAACCTCACGTTTTCAATGCACAGATATTTGTTGATGTAGCAAGTAAGAATACTAAGGCATTTAAGTTGGCTAAAGAAGAACACGGTAGAGTATTTACAATGTCAGAAAAGAATAAAGCTGAGAAGTTAGCAGATGCATTCTTCAGAAATGAACACGCACTTAGAATGATTACAGATTGTGAATTTGAAGTTCCTGCAATAGGAAATGTATGTGGTTATCCATTTAGAGGTAAAGCAGATGTTCTTGGAAAAGATAGAATAGTAGATCTAAAAACTACAACAGACATAAAAGGTTTTCCTTATGCTGCTAAGAAATATGGATATGATGTACAATGTTATTTATATTGTAATCTATTTGATGTGGGATATGAACAATTCAAATTCTTAGTAATGGACAAAGGAAGTTTAGACTTAGGTATATGGGACTGTTCAGAAGAATTTTATTTAGAAGGTAAAAGAAAAGTAGAAAAGGCAGTAGATATATTTGAAACCTTCTTTGTTAATGGAGCTGCATTAGATGATTACATATTGACAGGTACGCTATGAAAGAACTAATAAAAGACATAGACATCATAATAGATGCTATAGATATGGGAGATAGTGAAGATGCAATAAAAATGCTCCAGGAGATACAAAGAGAATTAAAAATTAAATTATTATTACTATGATGACAATGAAAAAAAGAGCTTATGATGTAGCAACTCAGGTTAGTAACCTTGCAGAGTTAAATCCATTTAACAATACAAGACAAAGAGATTTTGTAGAAGCAAGAGCTTTAATCTGCTTAATACTAAATAAATATCTTGGAATAGGATTAACAAGAATAGCAAACTTCTTCAAAGAGAATGGAAAGGATATGCACCACGCAACTGTTCTTCATTTGGTTAGAAGTTTTGATACTTACAAGTTCTACAATAAGAACCTAGACAAGTGGTTAGATATAGTAGTTAATGATATTGATGATGTGGGAAATGAAAACAAAAGAACACTTATAAGACATCGTATTAAATATCTTACTAATAAAGACATAGATGAATTAGCTCTCTATACAGAAGATATGTATAATAAAGTTTTACAAAAAGAAGAAGTGTGAAAATATATAATCAAGATTGTTTAGAAGCTATGAAAAAAACTCCTAATAATGCTTTTGACATTTGCATTACGAGTCCTCCATATAATTTAGGTAATAAACATCATACAGGGAATAATTATTTTAATCCATACAAGGACGATTATAAAGAAAGTGATTATCAAAAAAAACAAATACAAGTATTAAATGAATTATATAGAGTTATAAAAGATGATGGAAGTGTTTTTTATAATCATAAAAATAGAATAAAAGATGGTTTTCAAATATCTCCTTATGAATGGTTATTTAAAAGTAAATGGAAAATAAAACAAGAAATAGTCTGGGTAAATAGAAGTCAGAATTTTGATAAAATTAGATTTTATCCATTTACAGAAAGAATATATTGGTTAACAAAAAACAAAAAAACTAAATTTAAAAACAATATTAATATAAGTGATGTAAATTATTGGAAACCTGAAGGAACAAAAAATAAGCACAAAAGGGCATTTCCATTACAAATGGTATCAGATATTTTAAAATGTTTTCCAAAAAACTTAAATGTATTAGATATTTATTTAGGAAGTGCAACTACAGCTATTGCGTGTCATAATTTAGATTTTAATTTTACTGGTTATGAAATAGACAAAGATTATTATAATTCTGCAATAAAAAGAATAGAACAACATAAGGCACAAAAAAGATTATTCTAAAATTTAAATTATTTTTCGATATATAGATATACAAAAGATTAATTAATTAATTTATATTAATTCTATGGATGGTAGAAAAAACAATGGTGGACATTCAACAAAAGGTAAAGCAGGTAGGAAACCTAAACAAGAAGAAGTACAATTAATAGAGAAACTTACTCCTTTAGAACCTTTAGCATTTGAAGCTCTTAAAGATGGATTAGAGAAAAAAGACTTTAAGTTTGTTCAGCTCTACTATAATTACTTTGCAGGTAAACCAAAAGAAACAAAGGATATAACTATAAACGAAGATGTACCTTTATTCATTGATTGATGTTTACAAAAACAGAAGCAGTAATAAAACTTAGAGAATTAGGAAGTAGAATAAGAATAGTAAGAGGAGGTTCTTCTGCAGGTAAGACAATAGCAATTCTTATGATACTTATAGACTATGCTATTAAAAACAAGAACAAAGAAATAAGTGTAGTAGCTGAATCAGTCCCACACTTGCGTAGAGGAGCTTTAAAGGACTTTCTTAATATACTTAAGGCAACCAATAGGTACGATGAGAGAAAGTTCAACAAATCAACTCTAAAGTACCAATTCAGTACAGGTTCTTATATAGAGTTCTTCTCCACAGACCAACCTGATAAATTAAGAGGAGCAAGAAGAACAGACTTATTTATTAATGAGTGTAATAACATTCCTTCCTTTGAGGTATATCAACAACTTGCAGTTAGAACATCAGGAACGGTGTGGTTAGATTACAATCCAAGTAACATCTTCTGGGTAGACAAAGAACTAATAGGACAAGAAGATACTGACTTCCTTACGCTAACATATAAAGACAATGACAGCTTACCATCTTCAATAGTAAAAGAAATAGAGAAAGCAAAAGATAAAGCTAAGACATCAACCTATTGGGCTAATTGGTGGAAAGTATATGGACTTGGTGAGATAGGTAGTTTAGAGGGAGTATGTATTCCTGATTGGAAGTACATTGATAATATTCCTTATGAAGCTAGGTTACTTTGTGGAGGATTGGATTTTGGTTATAGCATAGACCCTAGTACGATTATCTTATTATACAAATGGAACAATGCTTACATATATGATGAGATACTATATCAAAAAGGAATGCTCAATAGAGACATAAGTAGATTTCTAAAAGACAATAACATCACTATTCATATTTGGGCAGATTCAGCAGAACCTAAGAGTATAAATGAAATCAGAGCATATGGACATAAAATATCAGGAGTAACTAAAGGTAGAGATTCAGTAGTGTATGGAATCAATCTAATAAACCAAAATGAAATCTATGTAACCTCCAGGTCTAAGAATCTAATCAAAGAACTACAAGGATATGTATGGGCAAAGGACAAAGAAGGTAATAACATACAGAAACCTACAGGCTCTCATCCTGACTGTATTGATGCTTGTAGGTATGCACTTATGATGCAACTTGAAAATCCTAACAGAGGTAGATATACTATTCAATAAGTCAAACGAATTTATTGTTCGTATTACAATTCTATGTTTGTGCTATAATTGAAACGCCATAAGGCACATAACTTAAAACTTAGAAACTTTCGAAACATTAATCCAAGACTACACAGAACAAGGAAAAGCTGATTTAATAGATTTTATTATGTCAGACAAAGAAGCATTATCTCACTTAGAATCTCTTTTGATTGAAACAGACAATGATTTATTAGAATACAGATATAACTGGTTTGCTAATTATATTGAATATGAAAATGACTTAAATGGGAATGCAGATGAAATACTTTTCTATAATCTTAAAAAATTTTTATTTCAATTTGTTGAAGCTAAAAAACTATTAGATAAAAACTTAGATTAAATTAAATGCGAGATAGAGCAGTTGGTCAGCTCGTTAGGCTCATAACCTAAAGGTCGGAGGTTCGAATCCTCCTCTCGCAACTAAAAAAAAGTTATTAAAATTTGTTAATTAAAATAATTGTTTTATATTAGCTGTATAATTGCAATGAAGCAGTTATATAAACAGAACAAAAAAATGACAAATTTAGAAAAAAAAGTATTAGAGATTATTTCTTGGGGAGATGATTATGAAGAAACACCTACAGAATGTTTTGACAACATAATGTGTAGTTTTAAGGGAAGCAAAGACCAATTAAAAGGTGTTTTAGGTTCGCTATTAAAAAAACAATTAATATTTGAAGGCGAATATCCAAACGGATTAACAAGCTATCATTTAAATAATCAATAATAATAACAGGGAGTGTAACAGCTCCCTTTTACTTAGATATGAATAAACAAAACAAAAAACTAATAAAGACATTACTAAAGCTCCACAACAAAAAGGAGATATCTGCTAAGACTTGTGCTGATACAATCTTTAGAATAATAAAGAATCAATGAAAGAGATATATGTTAAAAGAATAACTGCAAGTGCTTTAGAAATGCCTGTAGAAAAAAGAAAAGAATTAATAATAGAATTAACTAAATCATTACTAAAAAAATAATTATGTATAAGAAATTCCTAAAACAAGACCCTAACAACTGGAAATGGCTAATAGCTATTCACGTTGTTTTATATTCAATAATATTAATTTTAATGATAGATTTATAATGAAAAGAATAACAAATATAATAGAAGTAGAATGTGAGAACTTTATGTTAGATGTAAAATATTGGTATAAAAAACTAAATGCACAAGAAGATGAAGTGGACATCAAAAGAGTTTATATCAAGACTTATAAAACAGAAGACAATGATATTATTGTTATAAATAAAAGGCTTTTACCTGCATCAGGTAATGAACTCCCCTCATCTTGGGAACAAATATTAGTACAAAAAATATCTTATGATATAGAAAATTATATTTAATGTTTTAGTAAAGGTTGTTTTGTTTGGAAAGGGGGTAGCAGAAATGTTACCCTTTTTTTTTGTGTATATGTCAAAAATGCTTTAGAAATTTCGATATATATATATATGAAAGTAGAAATAAACGTGCCTAATGATTTAAAAGAAATCCAACTGCACCAATACCAGAAGTTCCTAAAGCTCCAAGAAAAGAGTGTAGATGAGAAGTTCTTAGCTTCTAAGATGATAGAAGTATTCTGTGGTTTAAAGCTCACCGATGCACTTAAAATGAAAGTAGCAGATGTCTATGCTATTACAGGAATACTTGGAGATATGTTTAATCAGAAACCTAAGCTAGTAAAGAAGTTCAAAATGAATGGTGTAGAATATGGATTCATACCTGACTTAGACCAAATGAGTTTAGGAGAATACATTGACCTGGACACTTACTTAGGAGATTGGGAGAATATACATAGAGCAATGAATGTTCTGTATAGACCTATTAAACATAAGTATTCAGAAAAATACAATATAGAGGAGTATAATATAGATCATCCTGAGAAGATGCAAAATATGCCAATGGATGCAGTATTAAGTTCTGTGCTTTTTTTTTATCATTTAGGAATCGACTTGTCGAAAGCTATGATGAATTATTTGGAGGACAAACAGGAAACGAATTTAGTGCAATATCTCAATTCGGTGCAAAATGGGGATGGTATCAATCAATTTACGGACTCTCTCAAGGAGATATTAGACGATTTGAAGATATCACTAAGTTAAAGATGCACGAGTGTTTTATGATGCTATCATTTATGAAAGATAAAGCTGAAGCAGAAGCTAAACAATTTAAAAGTAAAATAAAATGAGTCAACAAGGAATAAGAGGTTTTTATCAATTAACTGAAACAATTAAAACACAGTTGTTATCTGATGAGAATGTAAATACTGTAACTACAGGAGATATAACAGAAATAGATTTATCTAAGCAAACTATATTTCCTCTTTGTCATATAATGGTTAATAGTGTGAGTACACAAGAACAGGTACTAGCATTCAACATAACTGTTATGGCTATGGATATAGTAGATGTAGATAAAGAAGCTACTACTGATTTATTTAGAGGTAATAATAATGAACACGATATTCTAAATACTCAATTAGCAGTTTTAAATAAACTTGTAATGGTTCTTAGAAAAGGTGACTTATATACAACTAAATACCAATTAGAAGGTGACCCTTCTTGTGAACCTTTCTTTGAAAGATTTGAGAATCAGTTAGCAGGATGGGCTTGTACTATGGACATACTTATTGAAAATGATATCACTATATGCAACTAAAAGAAACTAAGGACATATTGAACAAGTTCGCTAAGTATGTGATACAACAATCTCGTACTAATCTTACTAAGAATAAAAAGAATAGTTCTAAATCTCTTTACAATAGTTTAGACTTTAAGTATAAGGCAGTAAGTGGAGGAATAGGTATTCAGTTTCTTATGGATGAATATGGATTGTATCAAGACAAAGGGGTAAGTGGAAAGAAAAAGAAATACAATACTCCCTTTAGTTATAAAGATAAGATGCCTCCTAGTTCAGCTTTAGATAAATGGAGTGTTAGAAAAGGTATAGCTCCAAGAGACAAAAGTGGAAAGTTCATACCAAGAAAATCTATAAACTTCTTAATAGCAAGAAGCATATATAACAAAGGTATTAAACCAAGTCTATTTTTTACAAAGCCATTTGAAAAGGCTTACAAAGATTTGCCAAAAGATTTAGTTAAAGGATTTATAAACGATATAGAAATAACAATAGAATGAGTACAATAATAAATGCAAGAAGTCCATATTATATAAAAGTAGAACCTGCTTCAGGAACTCTTAGTTCTGCATCAATGCAACTATTTATATATTCAGGAACTTTTACAACAGACAAACCTGGAAGTCCACAATACACTATAAGCAAAGATATTATAGGAAGTAACAACTATGTAATATATGAGATCACAGAATTAATTAGAGATTATCTAAATACAGAGTATGCTAGTTTTGCTACAGATGGAGTATGGGTAGAAGCAGACATCACATTAACTAAAACATCAGGAAGTGAAACACAGAACTTAGATTATCTTTCTTTTGATGGTTATGGATATTTTGAGGATGGAGTTAATCCAAGAACTTTAATAGACCCAGTAAACACTTTAGTAGATTCAACAACTACAGGTACGACTACAGCTTATAAACTAATAGATAGTACACAAACATTCTTAACAAGTGTAGCAATAGGAGATACTGTATACAATGATACAGATACAACAGAAACAACAATATCAGCTATAGATAGTGATACTCAACTTACATTAAAGAATGATATAATGACAACAGGAGAGGACTACAGAATAGTAGGAACTCCAAACTATACTCCTCAATATCTACAATCAAATACTAAGATATATTTTAAACAAGGAACTGATATAGTATTTCCTGTATTTTCAGAACCAGAACCATTGATAGAATTTACAACAGGAGGAGGAGCTAATGTGTATTGGGAACAAGTAGAAGACTTTTGGAATTTATATGATGTTAGTTGGGGAAGCACTTTAAATGATATACAAGTTAGTGATTCAACAGACTCAACACAAAAGATAGTGTACATTAGAGTAACTCCTACAGATACTTTAATAACAGGAGATTCAATTACTATAACAAGCTCAGTAGGTACTTCACAAGTAACAACACTTACACTAGAAGCAGTATGTGAACCTAAATATCAAGAACTGCAAGTTATATTCTATAATAAGTTTGGAGCATTACAGATAATGCCATTTTATAAAAAGTCAATAGATAGCATAAACACTAATTCAGATAGTTATAAAAGAAACTTAATGGAGTTTGCTACTGACCCTACTTATAACACAGAGAAACATCAAATAAGACAGTTTCACGTTACAGGAAAAGAATCTATAACAATGAACACAGGTTTCATACAAGAGAGTTTTAATGAGGTTATAAAACAAATGATGCTAAGTGAACAGGTGTGGGTAGATAATGGCACAGAGGTTCTCCCAATCACTTTAAACACTTCTAGTTTACAATTTAAGAAATCAGTAAATGACAAGCTCATAAATTACACAGTAGACTTTGAGTATGCGTTTAATAAAATAAATGACATTAGATAATGCAGAATATTCAATTATATATTGAGGGAAATAGAATGGATATGTTTAAGGATGAGTCAGTATCTCTAACTCAAACTATTCAAAATGTAAAAGATATAGCTAAGGTATTTACAAACTTTACTAAAACATTCTCATTACCTGCATCAAAAGAAAACAATAAGATATTTGAACACTACTATAATTATGATATAGTAGATGGCTTTGATGCAAGGGTAAAAAAGAACTCTACTATAGAACTTAACTATCTGCCTTTTGAAAAAGGAAAGATAAAGTTAGAGGGAGTAGATATGAAGAACAATAAACCTTATGCTTATAGGATAACATTCTTTGGAAATACTATAGACTTAAAAGACCTTTTAGGAGATGATGAGTTAGATGCATTAGATTGGTTAGAGAACTTTACTACTAACTATGATATGAATACTATTAAGACAGGTTTAAAAACAGGTTTAAACTTTACTGTAGATAGTGTTGCTTATAATGATGCTTTAGTAGTTCCTCTTATAACACATACAGAAAGATTATATTATGATAGTGTAAATGAAGTAGCAGGAGATGGTAACTTATTTGCACATACAGGAACAGGAGGACAACATCATCACGGTGTATATTGGGAACAATTAAAATATGCTATAAGAGTACATTTAATAGTAAAAGCTATAGAAGAAAAATATAGCATAACATTTTCTACAGATTTCTTCAATTCAAGTAATGCTCCTTACTATAATCTATATATGTGGATGCATAGAAAAAAAGGATTTATAGATGACCCTAATGCACCTGAACAATATACACAATTAGTTCAATTTGGATTAGATAATACAATGACTAATGTAGAAGCTATTGCAGAAAGAATTATAGTATCAAATCAAACAGGAGCAAATAAAATAACTTCTACTTTAACAGTAAGACCTAATTCAAGTGAAAACACATCTTATACTGTAACGGTATTAAAAGATGGTCAAGTATATGATACAATAGTAGCTACAGCTCCAGGAGATGCTTCTAAAAGTATAGACTTAGTTGATGGTACATATACAGTAAGATTAGCAGTAACAGAACAATTTACTTTTGGTGAGTCAGGTGTTGAAAATGCAGTTGATTGGGAATTAACAGATTTACAAGTTCCTGAATCACATACTTTTGATGTAACTGAATTTACAATAAATGCTACAAAAGAGTTTAGTGGAACAGCACAGATACCAAAACAAAAGGTTATAGATTTTCTTACAGGATTATTCAAGACTTATAATCTAACTGCATTTAAAGAAGATGATGGAACTATTAAAGTGCAAACATTAGATAGTTTCTATACTGCAGGTACGAGTTATGATATAAGTGAATTTGTAGACATAGATTCTAGTCAAATAAATGTAGCTCTGCCATATAGAGAGATAGAGTTTAAATATAAAGGACTAGGAACTAAATTAGCATTACAACACGAACAGTTAGCAGGTCAAGGATGGGGAACAACAAGTTTTAGAGGAGGAGATGATGAAGTAGGAGAAATAGCAGGAGATATATATACAGTAGAATCTCCTTTTGAACATATGAAGTATGAAAGGTTATTAGATGCAGGTGCAAACTTTGCTGAAACAGATGCTCAAGTAGGATGGTGTGTAGATGATAATGACGACCCTTATTTAGGTGAACCTGTTTTATTTTATCCTATACAAATAACCAATGGTACTGAGATTAGATTTCTTGAAGGATTAACTACAGGAGAAGAAGATATTGATGATTACTGGATTCCAAGTAATAGTGTATCTACAAACTCAAGTACAAGTACAGCTAACATAAACTTTAATCAAGAGCTTAATGAGTATTCTCCTGATGAGAGTTTTACAGGAACATTATTTCAAAACTACTACACAACATATATAACAGATGTATTTAAAACTAAAAGAAGATTGTCAAAGTATAAAGCATTTCTTCCATTAAAGATATTAAGGAATTACACATTAGCAGATAGGTTTGTAGTAAATAACAGAAGCTATAAAATAAATAGTATAACAACTAATCTTGGAACAGGAGAAAGCGAAGTTGAATTATTAAACGAGGTATGATACAAAACATTTTAGAATTACTCCAATTAGTAAAAGGAGATACAGAAAATATAAGAATAGCTCAAGGTAAGTATAAACTTCCTGAAACATTTAGCGAAACATTTAAACAAATAAAAACAGAAATAAGATGGCTCAAAAAGTAGTAATAGACATTGATGTAAAAAGTGCAGAAGCTGAGAAGCAAATAGAAAATCTTAATCAAGACTTAAAGCAAACAGAAGAAGATTTAAGTGGCATAGAGGAAGCAGGTGATAAAATGACAGGAGGACTTATTTCTGGGTTTAAAGGAATGAGTAAATCTGTTAAGAGTGCAATTAAAGGACTTAAAACTTTAAGAGGTGCATTAATAGCTACAGGTATAGGAGCTTTTGCATTAGCTATAGTTGCAGTAACAACAGCTTTAACTAATTCAGAAGCAGGTCAGAATAGATTTGCTAGATGGCTTACACAGATTTCAGTAGTTATTGGAAATGTAACAGACATACTTGGAGACTTTGGTAATGCCATATTATCTTTTGTAACAGGTAATTTCGATGAAGCTGCAGAATCTATAGCTAAAGTAACTGAAGGTATTAAGAACTTTGGAGAAGAAACTCGTAAAGAAATAGCTATAGCAGGAGAGTTGTCAGATATGAGAGCTAAAGCTGATAAAGCAGAAAGAGATTTACAAGTACAAAGAGCAAAAGCAGATAGAACTAGAGCAGACTTATTAGAGAAAGCAGTAAATAAAGAGAAGTTTACTGTAGAAGAAAGAATAGGTTTCTTAGAAGAAGCAGGTAGAATAGAAGAAGAAATAACAAACAAAGAAATAGCAGCATCTAGATTAAGATTAGAAGCTAAGCAATTAGAAAACTCATTATCTGCATCTACTAAAGAAGATTTAGATGAGGAAGCAAGATTAAAAGCAGAACTTATACAATTAGAAACTGCTAAACTTACAAAACAAAAAGAAGTTACTTCACAAACTATAGCATTAAAAGCAGAAGAAGCTGCAGCATTAAAAGCAATAGAAGATGAACAAAGACGAGTAAAAGAAGAACAAGATAAAATAGATGAAGAAAAGAAAATAGCAAAAGATAAGAAAGAAGAAGAAGCTAATAAGAAAAAAGCAGAAAAAGATGCAGAAGCAGTTAAATTAAAACAAGAAAGAGATGCTAGGGTATTAGCAATGGATATTGATATTGAGAATAGAAGAACTGCTGCTAAGAAAGCATCTGTTGATTCTGCTATTGCTTTATTTGGTGCTGAGACTGCTGCAGGTAAGGCTGCACTTATAGCTAAACAAGTTATGGCTGCACAAGAAATGATACAAGAAGCAAGAAAGACATTAACCTTTTCTAGTTTAGTAGCTGCAAGATCAAGTGCTGCAGTTGCAGAAGGTACTGCTCAAACTGCTAAAGTTGGATTTCCACAAAACATTCCAATGTTGATTGCTTATGCTTTACAGGCAGTTGGTATAGTACAATCTATTAGTCAAGCAGTAGGTAAAAGTAAATCTGTAGCATCTTCACTTGGAGCAGGAGGTGGAGGAGGTTCAATACAAACACCACAAGTTCCAACAGGTTCAGCTCCTCCTGCATTTAATGTAGTAGGTACTTCAGGTTCTAATCAATTAGCAGGTGCAATAGCTACACAACAACAACAACCAGTAAAAGCATTTGTAGTTAGTAATGATGTAACAACTGCTCAAGAGTTAGATAGAAATATTGTAAGTGGAGCAACTATAGGATAAAATACAAAATATTAATTTTTAAACGATATATAAATATGAAAATAGTAGAACTTATTTTAGATGAAAATGAGGAGCTAAATGGGATTGAAGCAATAAGCATTGTAGAGAATCCTGCAATAGAAGAAGATTTTGTTGCTTTAAAAAGTGATGAAATAAAATTAGCAGAAGTTAGCGAAGAAAAAAGAATCTTAATGGGAGCTTTATTAATCCCTAACAAACCTATATATAGAAGGAGTGGAGAGGATGAATATTATATATACTTCTCCAAAGATACGGTTTTAAAAGCATCCCAAATGTATTTAATGAAAGGCAACCAAAACAATTCAACATTAGAGCATCAATATTCTCTAAATGGTTTGTCTTTAGTAGAAAGTTGGATAGTAGAAGATACTGTTCACGATAAATCAAGAAAGTACGATATGGAAGTTCCTGTAGGCACTTGGATGGGTACTGTAAAAGTAAACAATGAAGATGTTTGGAATGACTATGTAAAGACAGGTAAGGTTAAAGGATTTT